GGATAAGCGTGGTGGCGGGAGCAAGGGCAGGAGGCGCAGGAAGAGGAAGTATGTGAATAGCCCAGCGCCGAAGTGGACGATCGCATAACCTATTGACGACTCTTGACTTGAATATGTATAATAGCGGCGAAGCCGTATGCCCAAAACGAGATCCCCCGTACTGCTTCGGCGGTACGGCGCGGGCACCAGTGCGGTGCCCTGCTTTATCCAGTCGTCCCGCGAGTGTGCGGGGCGCGGGGTCCACTGCGCAGGCCCCTAAAAATCCAATGCACGGAGCCGTCATCCAGGTGGGTGCCCGCTCCGTGCGCGACAACTTTGCCCGCTGCCCCGGTGACGGTACCTCTCGGGGCGGCGGGTTCACTTTTGCCGGACGGGCGCACATGAGATTGCCGGCGGGGCGGTCCTTCGGGGCCGCCCTTTGCGCGCCCGTACCCACCTCCTGCTGCCCCGCATGGCCGTCGCGGTCCGCCACCCTGCCGCGGCGGCCGGTTCGCGGGGTCGGACCGATGTGACCGCTGCTTCGAGGCCTTGAGCTAGGGTTGTGCGTGGCAGTAGGCCTTCTTCTACCCTACCACGAGGGGGGTTCGGGCGGAAGCCGACATGCCGGAGAAGTCACGACGCGTCCTTTCTTCGTGCTTTGCCCATAGTAATCGGGGGAGAGGGGGAGAGCCATGGTCGTCGCACCGGCATGTCGAAAACCGCAGGCCCAAACGTGCAAAGTCTGTGGGCACGCTGATAAATTCAACTTCGATGTCCCTGACGAGATCTGGCAAGTGGTCGTTCCCGAGGAACTCCAGAATAGGGTTGTCTGTCTTTCGTGCTTCGATGACTTCGCATACCGTAAGGGCGTGCCCTATGCGCACGCCCTACGGTTGCTGTGCTTTGCCGGCGATCAAGCCACGTTTGAGTTCCAGCCCGTGGTAGCCGTAGACCGGGCGGAATACGCGAATGCTTGATCACCGGCAGTTTCCGGCAGCTTCCTTTTGCTTGCACTCGTTGCACAATTCACCGCTGGTCGGTCGAGTATACTGCTCCTCGTAGTCGGAGGTGGGCCACTTGGAGCAGTTAGTGCAGAAGTGCCAGGTATCGCTGCCCCTGCGGCGCCGGTACCTTCTCATTGGTTTCACCCCCTTCCCCCGAAGTTCGATGCATCGTTCGTGAAGAACGTAGAAAAACCTGCTTGAATAGGTTGAAAAGGGAAAAGTTATGCTTTATTGGCTCAAGGAGTCCTAAGCACCCCGACCATCCTAAAGGCCGATGTGCGCCGCCGCGCCCGACGGCCGATTCGCGGGGCGGGACGTGATGAGTATGCAGCCATGGGCAAGGTGGTTTTACAAGTCAAAAGCCTGGCAACGGTGTCGAGAAGCATACATCGCTTATCGGCACGGGCTNTGTGAGCGGTGCGGGGCCGGCGGCAAGGTTGTGCACCATAAGGTGCGCTTGACGCCCGAGAACATCCACGACCCGGCAGTGACGCTGAACTTCGAGAACCTGGAGNTGCTCTGNCAGGANTGCCANAANCNNGAGCACCATGAGCGGGTGCCGGTNGCGGAAGGTTTGAGGTTCACGGCGGATGGTGATTTGATACGTGGTTCGTAAGGAGCCGATGCTATCGGCTCCTTTTTCATTTGCAAAGAAAGGGCCCCGCGCTGCGGCAACAGCCGGGGCCATGGACACCACCTGCTAGGGAGGCGGCGTCACTTGAATTCTACCACATGTTCGGTTGCCGGATGCAAGAATCTGGCCGCGGCTCGCGGGCTGTGTGGCAAGCACTATTATCGGTGGCAGCGCTATGGTGACCCGTTAAAGACGAAACTGCGACCACCGCTTACCGATGAGCAGAAGCGAGAGATAAGAGAGCGGCGCCAGCGTGGCCAAAGCATTGAGCGAATTGCCGAAGAGATGGCCGTGGGTGTGTATCAAGTCCGGCATTATTGCCGCAGCGNCGGTTTGGGCGGGCCGATTGCGAATCCCTGCGCTGATTACGAGGGCTCGTTAGCCAACTTCTTGCGTCGGTTTGAAGAGAAATTCGGTGGTCGGTTGCGCTATATCGCCGGCTATGAGCATTGCGACTCGAATGTCCGTGTGCAATGCCTTGTCTGCTTCAATGAGTACTCGTTNAACGCNCAGGCGGTGCGTAAGGAAAAGAAGCACCGTGGCTGNCCGCATTGCCGAGAAAGAAAGCGGCAACTTGAGGCAGACTTGCGGGTAGCGAAAGCTCTGGAGAAACGGTTGGCTTCTCTGATGCGCCGGCAAGCCGCTTTACAAGAGCGCAAATCAAAGATGCGACAATATAAGTGCCGTGTGTGCCGGGAGCGATTCGAGGATGTGCGGTATCGAGCCTACTGTTCGAGCAAATGCGCTCGTAAGGCGGAGAATCGCAGGAAAGAGATCGTGCGGAGGATGCGGATGCGAGCAAACGGGGCAGCCGACTTGACGATTACTCTTGAGCGGCTGATCGAACGCGATAATGGGATTTGCAAGCTATGCGGCGGTCCGGTAGATGCCGGGGCCGATCCTAACAGCGACTGGTACCCGTCCGTCGATCACATCATCCCCCTGTCTCGCGGCGGTACACATACGTGGGATAACGTGCAATTGGCCCATCGGCGTTGCAACACCGAAAAACGCGACGCGCTNCCGTTAACGGGCTGATTGGCACCGCCCCCTATGCACGACAGCCGCCGGGCGGCCGTGGACCGGCGGCGCCCACCTCCAAACACCCCGGAATGATCGCGCACACGAGGGGGTGAAAGTGTGGCTAGGAAAAACGGTGCAGAAGTGATTGATTTTCCGGTCGAAGATAGCCGGACTTCGGCGGCGGAAGAGAAAGCTAAGAAAATTAAGGCCGAGCTGACGAGACTTAAGAAAGTTTTCAAGGATTTGCCGGAAGATAAACGCAGGATCGTTGACGGGCTGATCCAAGAGGCTGCGTTTATGCGGGCCACGCTCGAAGAGACGCGGGAGATCATTGACCGCGAGGGCGTCATCGAGCTGTTTGAGCAGGGCGCCCAGCGGTTTCTGCGCGAACATCCGGCCACGAAGGTGTATGCGGCGCTGGTAAACCGTTACTCCGCTGTCATNAAACANCTGATCGACCTCTTGCCNGACAATAAAGGAGCTGACANCGGCGCCGACGAGCTGATGGAGTTCGTGAAGAAGCGAATGCGCTGAGGCGCCGGGGCGCCATGGAAAACTACATCCTTCAGTACTGGCAGAAAATCGAAAATGGTGAAGTGGCTGTCTCCAAGCGGGTACGCCAGCAGTATGAGAAGATTGTCCACGAGATTCACAATCCACGTGATCCGTGGGTTTTCGATCTGGAGCGGGCGTCGGCGCCGATTGAGTTCATCGAGCGTTTCTGCCGTCATTCCAAAGGCAAGTGGATCGGGCAGCCGGTGCAGCTGGAGCTGTGGCAGAAGGCGTTGCTCCAGTCGGTGTTCGGCTTTGTCCACAAGGAGACTGGCTACCGGCGGTGCCGGGAGTTTGTTCTGCTGGTCGGCCGGAAGAACGGCAAGTCGACGCTCCTGGCCGGCATCGGGTTGTACATGCTCATTGGTGACGGTGAAGGTGGAGCGGAGACGTACTGCGTGGCGACCAAACGGGACCAGGCGCGCATCGTTTTTTCCGAAGCCGTCAACATGGTCAGCCAGTCGCCGGCGCTTCGGAAGCACCTGAAGAAGCGCAAGACGGACCTGTACTTTCCGGTGGCTTTCGGGAAGTTCGAACCGCTGGCGTCCGAAAGTAATAGCCTTGACGGTCTTAACTCACATTGTGTGATCATCGACGAACTGCACGCCATTAAGGATCGCAATCTATACGACGTCATGCGGCAGTCGATGACGGCCAGGACGCAGCCGCTCCTGGCCATGATTACGACGGCCGGCTTCGTGAGGGAGTGCATTTACGACGACATTTACGACTACGCCTGCCGGGTGCTGGATGGCGTGGTCGAGGACGAGCGGTTCCTGGCCTTCCTGTATGAGCTGGACGACCGCTCCGAGTGGACGGACTTTCGGGCCTGGGAGAAGGCCAACCCNGGCCTNGGNACCATCAAGAGCTACGAGGANCTGGCGGCCAACGTCGAGCGGGCCAAGAACGACAGCAATTTTTGCCTACCGTGTTGACGAAGGACTTCAACGTCAGGGAGACGAGCACCGGGACGTGGCTGACTTTCGAGGAAGCCAATAATGAGGCCACGTTTTCGATGGATG